TCTATATATAGTCGACTTCAACGATCCTATGCTCGGTCCATAGTACTGAACTATTAAAAGGACGCTAATCCTTTATAATCCTATATTTTTCCCACCAAATAAATAATCATTAGTTTCCATTGGATGTTGTATCATTAAATGTTCTAATAGATCAACATCTGGATTATTTATAAATTTATTATCACCTTTACAAAAAGGACATGGTTCATTATTTCCAATTGCTATCATAATATCCTCCAATATTAAATAATACTCATTAATTTTATATTTCATAGAACTCCTTATTATTAGAGCAGCCAAGATGTAGTCATTAAGACCACACCTTGACTTTAGGCTCATCAGCATAATTATTACGACTGCTTTTTGCGATATAAATACTCCAAGTCTCTTATAATATTACTGATTCTTGGTTCCTCTGTACTAATATCTTTAACCGCCATGAGTTTAGCTGCTTTCGACCAGTTTACACCCATTAGTATTATGCTTTTCTCAAATCGACTCATCTGATGTGCCTCCATTTGGTTTCTAGAAATTACCATCAGCTACTTGAAAACACTGTAGCTTTAACCCGTTCCTCCACATATCTACAACTTGATCTCTATCATCAAATACCATGAGAACATAATATATGCCTTCTATGTAGTTTTTATATATATCATATTTTACATAGCAATCTTTTCTCCAATTACCACGATCTCTTAAAATAAGTTCGTCATAATTTTCTTTACCGACATATTTATTAAGCCAATCACAAGTTAATTGATATGAATTATCATATTTACTATTATTGTATTTATGATTTGATTTATTATCATCATTATCTATATTAAATGATACATTTTCTCTTGCTGATAGGAATATAAGTTTACATTCACTATAAGGATTAGCTGGATGATCAGAATAAAACTTCTTCATTGCCAATACTGTATCAATAACTTTTAAATTAGGCTCATCTTTATCTGCTTTATCATAAGCAAATGGTGATCTCTTACCATTCATTAGTGCAACAGTTCCATCTACATCACATATTATTGCAGGTTGTTTTTCATCACTCATCTTTATCTCCTTTATGCTGATTATTTAATTTCTTTTGTATTATCTTTAAAAATCTGTTATTCTTTATCCAAGGCATTATATTTTGAAAAGAATACTCTCCAGTATCTATATCTTTAGAATAAAACTCTACTGTTACTTTTGATACCAATTCATGGAACTTACTACCTTCAATACTCTTTTTTGATTTATTCTTCTTCATTCTAACCTTCTCCTTTATGCTGATTATAAATTATTCATGTACATGGTAGACCAGATAACACTAAGCTATCAACACAGTTCATTACTCTGTTGTAGCCCACCATATACTTCGAGGTCTGCGGTTGAGCAGTCAAAATCTTGTGAAGTATGGCATCATAATGGGTTTTACCACTCCACCATACTTCAACCTAAGAAGTTGCTGACGGTTGTCTTTCACTCCTTCAGGTGCTTCACAGATATATCTACCTGTGGGTTACATAACTTTAAATAATGGCCTTTATGAGAGTTTGAGATGCTATCTCAGGCGTATGCACACCCCCCAGTATGTCCCAGGCTACTTTAAAGAACCGTTATGTTCTACCACTCTCATAAATGGTTGCAGGACAAGGAATCGAACCCTGAATTTCTTGGTTATGAGCCAAGCGTGAGACCACTTCACTCCCCTGCATAAATCTTATATGTTTGGTATAAGTTGGTATATATATACTACTCACGTACACATATCATGATACATACTACACATCATAACTCATCACACTTCATATCATACACAAACTGATGTAAAGGTGACCTGTAAATGAATTAAGGGCACAATAAATGCACCCTTAAGACAATAAACATTAATAATTAGTATTCTTAGCTACTTTACCAACTTTCCTTCTTGCACTATCAAGCTCAAGAGATACTTCCATACATGTATCCATTACTTCTTCAAGCTTATCTACTTGGTCCATCCATTGTCTTAAGACACACTTAAGTCTCAATGATTCTATCTTAGCACCAATTAATTGACCTTTACTTCTTTTACTCCATCTATCAAGACCTGCCATTTCAGCTATAGCATCTTCAATTTTTACAATAGCATTATCCATATCTTTAACTGTCATGATCTTACTTATTCTAATCATACTTAACAACATTGTTCTCTCCTTATATTAATATAACATTTAAAAATTCTTAACTCAAATAATATCAAATCAAAAATAACGTAATTCTATTATCGATAATCCCAGTTAATGGGTACGGGTATAAGAGAAACACCACACACTAAAATGCTATAATTTTTAAAACCTCTTGTTTTTGTGATTTGCATCATATTATATTTTAATATCGGTAATCGAACTTTTTTGATTATCACCCTTGGAGTACACTTGCAATAGTTCTGCTTCGAGGGTCAGAAGTTGGGTAGCTCACCATATAGGAATCTGAGTTTGTCCCCAATAACCGATAAAAATTGTCTTAATATAAGTTAGAGTATGGGAGAAATTACTGGCTCTTGATGAAATTTAAGGTTAAAATTCTAAAGAAAGATCTACCTCTTTCAGGGGTGGAGTACACCTAGGAGATATATGATTAAGAAGTTTATTTTAAGATTAGTTTGGGATCCAGGTAGTTCAGATGTATTAGAGTTTTCCGAAGAATTTTCTGATGTAGAGATATATAGTTTTGAGGTATATGGAGAGACAATAGATGTTCCATTAGAGATGCAAAGATATTTAAAGGAAGATGATGCTACTTTGGGAATTTGTTAGAAAACCAAACTCTGGCGAGTTTGGAGTATTATGAGGTATTATAAAGTAAATAAGATTAATAATACCGTATTTGATTCGGTAGAAGAGGTGCCAAAAGATATAGGTTATATCGAGGATTGGAGGGATGGTCACTTAAGTGATTGGGTACTAGCAGACGATGGATGTGTAATCCAGATACTGCGAGAAGGCACAATGGTAAAACCGAAGGGTAAGATACGAGAGGTTCGGTATATAGGTACATGTACTGGAACTTTCGTAGTATCTAAGAGTACAAAATTAGATACATCTAAACGAGTTAATATATATAGTTTAGGTGGCAATATAGATAGAGATCAAAGATTAGAGGATAGAAAGAGATTATCTTCTAAAGAAGAGTTGTTTGTCCAGTATTTAGCATCAGGAATGGATGCACGTAAAGCGTATCTAAAGGCATTTCCGACTAATGACCCGCACTATGCTGGATTACGTGCTGGACAATTAATAAAGACAACGAGGGTAAAGACTGCTATGAAAGAAGAATTAAAGCCTATTTTTGAAGAGATAGGTATTGATGAAAGAAGTATTTTAAGTTGTATTAATGCAATAGCCTTATCTTCCGAAAAGGATGAAACAAGATTAAAGGCATTATTTAAGTTAGCTGATATAATGGATTTAGAAGACAAGAGTAGGACTCAAGTGACACAATTAACAGGTGCGGTTTTTCAAGGGTTTAAAGATGAACAACTAGAGGAAGTAAAGAGGCCAAAGGAGATTACAAGTGGCGAATAGTGCTGAGCAGTATTTAGAAATGTGGTTATCAGAGCAAATACCTGTTAGTGAATGGATAAAGTTATTAGACAGTGATCCGAAATTAGAGACCTTATATAATAAACATATAGAGAGAAATTATGGCTAGAGAAATTAGTCCTGGGGTAACAGTAGAAGGAATGTCGAATCCAGTTTTAGATTATAAAGCGAGGATTTCTAGATTTCAGATGTTAATAAATCAGGAAGACTATAGGATGAGTAAACAGGAGAGAAGGAATCTTCTATCTACTTATAATAAAGATATGTACGATTTGATTAGTAAGGTATATAATCAACCTAAAGCAAGTAAAAGAAATGATGACGTTTTATATATACAAGAGTTTTTACAGGCTACTCATTTTTACCATGATGAATTAGATGGTTTATATGGAAAGAAAACGCAAGCTGCAATGAAAGATTATATGCATAAGAATACAAAAGATCATTTTTGGG